CCATCAATAAACAGAAAGTCAAAGTTAGCATGATCAGTAGATTTCCACCACTCGTTACTTGTACAATTATATCGTCTTGCATTTAAGCCATGATACACGAAAATATCGTCTTTGTCAATGGTATGTAATCTTGCACCACATTAGGCAAGAGCTGCGGTACTTTTACCAGTGCCAGTACCAATCTCTAAAATTTTGGTCGCACCTCTGGATACGTCTAATAAGAATCTAAAATCTTCGTCTGATATCATTTCAAATCCACATTGTGTATTTCATTATTAAACTGTTCTTCCTTATATATCTCAACTCTATTGGCGAAGTGATCTAGTGTGAAATTTTTATAAGAGCCGATAGAAAGGTCATCAGCGATATCATAAACTGTAGCGCTTTGTTTTTGATCTCCAAGTCTTAACCCACGACCTATAGATTGTAATATTCTTATAGGGCTTTTGCTAGGGCTACTAAAAATAATGTTGTGTAGATTACGAATATTGATACCAGTGCTGAACGTCCCGTAAGAAGCGACAATAATCGTGTTGTCCAACTTTTCGGTAATTGCTCGTATTCTTTCTCTGTCATTTGTCTCGGTTCCTCCATAAACAAAAAACACCTTTCTTCCATCGTTTGCTTTTTCAACAATCTCATCGTAGAGAGGTTTACCATGCTTTTCTACGTATTGAAAAAGAATAAGAGTATTGCCAGTGCAGGTACTGAGAGCGAGATTGCGAATAAAGCTGTTTCGTACTCGTTTCCCAACAATGTGCTCCATTTCTTCCAGATACGTTGCGCCTTTGATTTGCCTTCTATCTTTTTCATTGTGTTTTAAAACCAAACATTTAATTGTTAATTTACTTAACTGATTTTTATCAATTAATTTTTTAGTAGAAGTAGCACGGTAGACAGTTCCAAAAAGACCTTCTAACACTAACTTATGCGTCTTAGTACCGTCAAGGGTACCAGTTGTACCAATACGATACTTCGCATTATTCAAAGCAGTCATTATAGTCGTCAATGACTTTGCCTTGAAGTTGTGTGCCTCGTCACCGATCACACAGTCAAATTGTTGGAAATAGTCTTTATCTAGTGTCGCCAGACTTTGCCAAGTTGAGATTACTACATCTTTAACAACGTCTTTATCATAACCGTGATAAATTCTATGACAGTATTTATCAACTTCCCAGCCGTAATCTGCAAAATCAGAATACATTTGTTCAACTAAACTTGTTGTCGGTACAATGATCAGAGTTTTACGATTTGCCATTTGATGAAATCGAACAATCGAATATATGATTAATGATTTACCAGAGGCAGTTGGTGATAATAATAATAGTTTGTGTCTCTTTAGACACTGATATATTGCTTGTATTTGATAGTCTCTTATCTCAATATCTTTACCTTGTGACTTTGGTTTCAAAGACTTACAGAAACCCTCAACGTCTTTCATATCAATTTTAGTAGAAGAATATACATCTTTACCTTGTACAACTTCTAGTTCATTCTGTTCAGCAAACTTGTGAATATATGCAAGTAATCCACCATAGACTTTACCAGTCTTTTTGTTGTATAGACGTATCTTTCCATCCCATACCCTATTACGATATGCTGGAGAAAAACGAGCCCCAGGAACTTCAAAAGTAAAAAACTCTGAAAGTTCTGCAGCCACATGAGGTTCACATCTTACTTTGATGTAAACTTCATCTACCTTTTCTATACTGAGCCTTGAGTGAATTTCTTCCATTCGATTGCGTTCTTTATATTAAATGTTCGATTGTTGATGTTTCTCAAAACACCTTCAATATAGTTAATGATCGTTCTAAGATAAACAACTTTTTGAGATTGTTTGATTAACTCAGGATCTGCCTTGATATACTTGTCGACATCTTGTCTTAATACTTTGATATCAAATGGTTTCTCTTTGTATACATCTTCAGGTGATTTACCTGTGTAGTATTCCCATTTATCTTTTGCAAGTACATCGTAATCATCTTCCGCTTTCTTTAGAAGTAGTGAAAATTTAGATAGATATTTAAGATATTTTGCATGAATGATTGGTGTCCGAACTGATTCCATATCAAGTTCAGTATCATCAATCTTCAAATCTTTTGATGCTTCTTCTTGTAGTTTTTCTAAATCCATAATCTATACATTATATCAGGAAACACTATAAAAGTCAAGTGTTTTTATAGTATTTTAATAAATTCTTGTTCTCTGTCAAAAAACTTATAGTCAATTTTAGTGGGTTCCATAACATCTAAATGATCGAATACTCTCTGAGGTTCAAAATCTTTGCAACTGTACACATCAAATTGTACTAAAGATGGTGATTTTTCATCCCAAATATGCAACGCAATATGACTAGTTTCGATTACCGCAAACGCAGTAATTCCTCTGTTGCCTTCCATTTTACAATAACTAGCCACTGGTCCATACATTTCTTTCATTTCTATTTTCTTAATCAGACTTCGTAAGAATTTACGAGCCTTCCCTTTATTGATTATAGGCTTGTTGACCTCCGCACGTATTACACAATGTTTATGTTTCATAATTAAGTTTATTTAGTATTATAATTTTTTAAATTCGTAATACTTATATCCAAATGTTACATCTGCTTTTAGATATGCGACCTCTGTATCTTCTGTTGTGAGTTGTACCGCACTAATTGTTTTAGGAAAGACATCTCTAAATCTTACTTCTAGTGTCGGATTGTTTTTTGAAGTTAATAATGTTAATGTTGCGTCTGAATAAATCGCACCATCAGGTGTTGCTGGTAGTGTTTTACCAATCTCTGTTTGTATACCTCTACTCTGAGATAATGGCATCACATCTTTGTTTTCATTTAACAAGTCAGCAAACTGTGTGTGATTTTCAGGAAACGACAATCCTTTTAACCATGCATGTACTGTTCTATAATTTCTGTATTCTTCATCAATCAAAAATGTCATTGTTAAGTCTTCATACGTAAGATCAGAACCAGCGATTGCGATAGTGTTTAGTGGTGTCGGTTGAGTTAATTGATCAACTGCAATACCAGGAATATTTGCAACTTGTAAAAAGAAAGTTACATCTGGTAGTTTTTGTACTTGAAAACGATACTGCGTTGGAGCTGCAAAGTCCAACTCTCTACCAGTTGGTTGCCTTTCCATTGCTTGTAATGTAGTCTTTGCTGTGATATCTGCCATATTACTATTTAGTAGGTTTTTTTGGAGGGATTATGACGCTCTCTTTATCGACATCTTCCCATGCCTTTTCCTCTGCTTCTATGATAAGTTTCTGATCTGAAGATGATAGTTTTTTCTTGTTTTCTACTTTTTCCCACCATTTATCAAAGACATCAATCGATGGTTTTGTACAACCAGCAAGTAATAGAATGAGAAATATTTGTGTGAGAAGTAACTTCATACTAGTATTTAGTATTCCGCTAAAAGTAAAAGGGAGGCCGAAGCCTCCCCTTTGTGGTGTGTGGTTGTGGTAATTTCTTACCAACAATCTTATTACATAATGTTCGTAACTTGAACTTTTCTGTAGTAGATGTTAGCGTTCGCAGTACCAGTAGTATCTGCACCAGATACTTGAGCAGAACTCTCAGCGAATGGGTTTCTTACTAGACCGTATCTAGTTTTGAATCCAATCTTAGGCTGGAAGCTGTTCTCACCAACCGCTCTCACCATTTGTAGTGGAACGTATGGGCAATAGAACATACCTGCATCGTAAGGTGAAGTACCTTTGTAACCCACAGTGTAGAACTGTTTAGCAGTTTGGTTAGCTGCATACGGGTCGATGTATACTTTGAATCTACCGTTTAATACACCAGCGAATGTGTTACCAGTGTCATCTACGTTTAGATTGTTGTTTAAAGCAGGTGTATAGTCAAGTACGCCAGCCATTTGTAATGCAGAGGCAACGTCTGAAGAACAGATAATGATGTTACCTTTTCCTCTTCTCGTGTCTTGTGCAATACTGTTCGCATCTCTTTCAAGTTGGAACATTAAGCCTTTGAACTTCTCTACAGACCATCTACCATTTGAATCAGTATCTAAATCGAAGATACCTGCTGTAGTAGTGTTGATCTGAGCACCTTTTTTAGCTTTTGAGTAAATTGTTCTGACTACTTCTCTGTTGATTTCAGCTAAGATTTCAGCAGATAGAATGTTTGCTAGTTCAGTCTCAGCATCTAAACCATGGATTGCTTTTAAGTCTTGTGCAAGTTCCATAGTGTATTCTGCTTTAAGAGCTCTTGATCTTGCAGTTACAGTAGTTTTCTCAATTGAGAAAGCCATCTCTGCAAATGCGTTTCCACTAGCGTCACCTAATGCTTCACCGTAAGCAGTTGTCATACCTTTACCAGTGTTGTATGCTCCTGGTGAAGAATCGTTCAATACTGCTGGGTTAGTACCAGAGTGAATTGTTGAAGTAGGGAAACCTGATCCAGATGAACCGGCAGCATTTCTACTTGAAAAGTCTGTGTCAGCCTCGTTAAATAACGCTTCTGTACCAGATTGAGATGCATATCTGCTCTTCATAGCGAAGATTAAACCTGTTGGTCCAGTCATTGGCTGTACACCACAGATATCATATGCAATCAAATTAGGCATAGAACGTCTAACAAGGGAAATTAGAATTGGATCCCAATTCGCAATAGCTGAACCTGTTGCGTTAGTAGGCGCAGCTTCACCAAGAAATGCAGCGTCTTCTTTAAGAGCTTTCTCTTGGTTTTCGAGTATGACAGTTGTTACAGCTCTTCTGTAAGCATCTTTGATCTCAGGAAGATCGCTGTGCTCAAGAACTGGTTGCCACTTCTCTTGTAATGTTTCAGATAAAAACATTGTTCTCTCCTTATTTTCTTTCGTTATAATATTTATAAAAACTTATCATTTAGTAAAGTTTTTTTGTTTTTGTCCTTGAGATTGCGGCTGTATATGCTGACATAGATTCAGACATATCAATCTGTCCGCCCTCGGCGTCATTAGTTTCCGTAACGTTATTCTGAGCTTTTTCTTTCACAAAATAAGATTCTTTTATTGTCTCTAATTTTGCTTTGTAAGAATCAGCATCTTCGTAATCGATACTTTCTACTAAACCTTTAAACTTCTCCTTTTCAGAATCAGCAAGTGAATCTGATACGGATTCAAAAATAGATGCTTTAGTGTTTTCACCTACTTCTTTATTTAAGTCAACGATTTTTGAAGTTGCTTCATTTAACTTCCCTTTAAGTTCTTCGATCTCAGTTGCTTGTGCATCTAATACGTTGTACTTTTCATCAGGAATATCAATGTAGTGATCTTCAAATAATTGTTTTAGACCAGAAATAAAGTCTTCAGCGATTTCACCTTTGACACCTTTTTCAATAGCAAGTTCGTTTTCTTTCATCCATTCCTCAACTACGTAGTTAAGGTAAGAATCTACTTTTTCTGTTAATTCAGATTTAGCAGTTTCTTTGGCTTCTTCTAAATTCTTAGCGTATTCTTCTTCTAATCTTTCGACCTCTGCACCAACTTTAGATTTGATAGCAGCTTCGAAGATAGTAGCAGCTTTTGCTTTAAATTCATCAGATAGATCGTCTTGGCCATTGATTAAAGCATCAACATCTTCTTTGACGTTAATCTCTTTCATTTTCTTATGATAAGATGCTTTTTTCATCTTATCTTTGTCGTGCATCATTTCAGCAGTTTCGTCTGCGTCTGCATCTTTAGATTTTTCTGCGAGTTCCTCGCCATCATGTTCGACTTGGTCGCCAGCGGCAATAGATTCTTTCGGTGGTTTAATACTTGAAGAACCTTGAGAAACAGGAGCAGAATCACCTTTGTCAGCTTTCGCATTAACAGAATCCTTCGTTGGGTTAACATCTTTTGCGTAATCTTTCTTAGGCGCATCTGATTTTACTACAGCTGGACCTGTGTCTGTTACTTCTTTAGATGTTTTCGCAATATGTGATGGTTCTGGAGCAACTGCCTTTTTAGCAGGTTCATTAGCAGCGGCTTCTGCAACAACTTCTTCAGTCGCAATCGCTTCTAAATCCTCAAGCTTTTTTTCTACTTCTGACATTTAACTCTCTCCTTATTAATTCGAATTAATATAATATAATATTTATAATATTACAATTTTGAAAGGAATGATTTGAATACGCTAGCGTTTTTCTCTGCGAGTTCAATTCGTTTCGCTCTCTCAATTGTCTTTTTCATTTCGTGTATATCGACTTCTCGTATAACACCATTATCCCAAACCCATTCTTTGCCTTCCATGATACCTTGTACAAAGGCATCTGGCGCAGATGGATCTGCAACTATGTCGGCTGCAGTTGCTAAGTAAAAATCTCTGCCTACGTAGTTACTACCGCCCTTATTCTCCAGCGACCCCATGCCTCTGGAAGAAACTCCTAATTTTGCACCCTCATCTATTAAGTTTTTCACAATTTTTCCATATGGGGTGTCCATAATTTTAGCTTCACCTATAAAGTTTTTACCTTCAGGTTTTAAATCGGTGATCATATGAGAAACACGTTCTAAGTTGACAGTAGGTCCGTCAGGATGACCAAGTTCACCAAAAGCTCTTTTTTGCTCGACAAACTGTTCGTTATAACGATTGACCTCTTTAGCAAGAGTTTCCATAGGATAGATACGTCCATTTCTATTCTTCATGTCTGCTTGCATGAAGATACCACGTATCTTGTAATTCTTTTTACCGTTGGTTTCTTCAACGATATATTCTGCGTCTGATACTTCTTCTCTAATAAGTTTCATTTGTAATACCTAGTAACTATTTATAACTTTTATACGCTTCAGCACTAACTATTGTACGCAATAGCTGTACTTTTTGAAGTCGCACATGTAATTTCTTGGTCCGCTTTTTTAATAATATACTCTGTACCACCCGCTGGGATATAAACAGTACCTACTGTATCACCCGCTGATGCTTCTTTTAACGTCAAAGTTGCAGCTGATGTGCAATGTACACGCACTAATGTAGCGTTACCAATGTTATTATTAGAGGCGTTATCTATGTTACTTCCTTTAAGTTCTAACTTCATCTATTCTCTCCTATTGTGACAATATGTCGTCTACAATTTTTTCTAGTTGTCTCTTTGCAGGAGACTTATCGATTTTTGCCATCAACTTAGGTACATCTACGTTACCCCTACGATCTTGTGCGAAGGACATTACTTTGTCAACTTCTTTTTTCAATCGTGGCGATAGTCGTCTATAAGATTGTATTTTCTTATAGTCGTCTTTACGCTCCAGTATCTGGTTGTTCAGTTGGCTGAACGCTATCGACATTCTCATCTCCTGGTGTTTCTACTTCGTCCGAACTTGCAACAAAAGTTTTTGCAAGGTCTTTTCTTTTCGTATCCAAAACATCACCAACTTTATCTGTCAATGCAGATTTAAATTGAACCTCTGCTTCTAAATTATCGTCTTTATCTAAAGCATCGATCATTTTACTTACTTGTTCACTCATTATTTACTCCTTAATAATTTTGTGCATCATCATTGTATGGATCTTTGATAATGCCTTGATCAATTTCGTTTTTAATTTGTTCTCTTTGTCTTTCGATTTCTAAGTCTGTCATTCTCAATATGCTTTTAAGAACATAGTCCATAGAAAAAACTTTACCAACCATTTGATTCTGGAACAAGTCTTGTGCTTGTTGTAACCTTGAACCTCTGATCTCTTGTTCTTTCATTTCAGAGAAGTAACCATCTTGTATGAAATCGTATTTGATGAAAGGCGAAATATTATTCCAATCATCTTCACTCACAATACCTTTTAAGATAACTTGTGTTTTTAATGTATCAGAAAACAGATGTATAAATTTCTTTCTTAGTCTTCCAATATATTTTGTAAACTTAATCTCATCTCTGGACACCTCAGTTGCTTTACCTAATTGTAAACCACCTTGTGCTTCGCTGTCCATACGTGAGTAAGGTACGTTTAGAGCTTGATATAATTTCTTTTGGAAATATCTAATGTCTTCAATTTCACCTAAGTTTGAACCACCTGGTAAAGTTGTAATGTCAGTACCTCTGCCACCCTCTCTAGTAGGTAGCCAGAAGTCTTCCAACATAGACATGTAGTTTCTATCATCTCTAATCTCACCAGTTGATGCATCATATACAAGTTTGTTTCTGTATCTGTTCATCACATCTTTAAGATATTGCTCTGCTTTAATCTTCGGTAGATTACCAACATCAATCTTAAAGATTCTTCTTTCTGGTGCTCTGGAAATTCTGTAAATAACCAAACTGTCTTCAATCATTCTTAATTGATTAACAGGCTTGATAGCTTTATGTAAATGTGATAGTATTACATTTTTCTGTTGATCAACTAAACCTGATGGACAAAATGCAATTGCGTCTGGATGTATTCGAATACCACCAGTATTCATTGAACCACCAACACCCTTTTCGTTGTACACGTAATACTCTTTGTACTCCATTGGATCTGGTGCATCACCAGGCATTTTCATCTTGCCGTCTTTTTTCTTAATCTCTCTAATCTTTTTAATCTTACGAGGATCGATATATCTAAGTTCTTTGATACCATTCTTTGGTGCTTGTGGATCAATAACTTTGTGATAGAACATTCTACCATCTACGTACCAACGTCTGAAAATGTCATGTCCTTTTTCTTCAAACTCTAAAAGACGTAATACTTCGTCAAATTCGTTTTGAATTTTCTTTTTTAAGTCTAATGAAAAAGTCTTAACACGATCTAAGTTAAGTCGTACAGGTGGTTCTATTTCGTCTGAGACAATAGCCTCGTTTACGATATCTTCAATTGCTTGATCACACTCAGGTTGAATAGCAACTTCTCTATATCGTCTAATTAAATCTGCTTCATCTTTGATCTTACCTTCAATATCAAGGTAATGACCAATATGACCACCGCCACCGATGACTGTTTGTGAACCGTCATCTACGGAAGGCAACGTAAAGTCTTGTGACGTTGCCTTCTCGTTTTTAGATCGGGTAATCTTAAAACCAAATAATTCTGCCATAATAATATTTATACCCTTTTCTGAAACTACCTATTAAGTAGTTGTATTACTTTCCCAATACTGATATCTCCAAGTACATACAAATTCCTCAACTGTTGTAGCTGCATCGTAGTTTAGATCGATCGCTTGCAATGACTGAGGGTACATACCTCTAAATGTGTAAGATTTGATCGTATTACCATTTCTGTCTAAATGATCAACAAACGCATCCACTTGATAATCAGTTGGATTTGTAAGTCCTTCATTGTCAGACATATTGTTAATACCATTTGACCATCTCTCAATCGCATTTCTGATTAAGAAGTCAGTATCATTTAATATAGTTGTTTCCCATTGCTCGAACTCTCTATCGCCTGCAACATAAATGTTTCTTCCTCTGAAAGGAATAATAACTTCACCAATAGTTGATGCTGGTAAAGTAGTTGCACGACATAAGAAAGCCATCGCTTCAGTCTCGCCACCTACTTGTGCGAAACCTGGAAAAGGCATCGTAACTTTAAACTGATTAGCTCGAGCTCCGCCGCCTTTTAATTTAGATACAAAATCTGAAATATTTGCCATGATTATGCTCCTACGACTTCACTGAACGCTACGCCAGTTCTTGTTGCGACAAAGTTAAGTTTGATAAAGTTGATACTTCTTGCAGGTTTTACAAAAATGTCTGCAACAAATTCATTTCTATCGATAACTTCGCCTGTGTTGTTAGTTTCGTCAGCTACCACTGCAAAATCAGTGATACCTCGTCTGCCTTGTACATCTCTTAGGAAAGGTTCTACAAGATTTCTAAATTGTGCTCTAGTGAACTCATCGTTGAACTCAAAGAGTTGGAATTTAGCAGCTGTAGAGATAGCCTTTTCTAATGTGATGAAAAGTCTTCTTACGTTGATTCTATCAAACGCACTTGGTTTAGATAACGCTGTTTTGTCTCCAAACAATACAATACCTTGACCAGGGAATGAAGTTACAGGATTTACTCTTTTTCTGTAAAGAATATCTCTCTGTGCCTGAGTAGGATTGTATGCAAGTTTTAATGCGCCTCTGATTTGACCTCTGTTGAAACCACCTGGTGAATACCAAGGATCTGCAACTAAGTCAGTTCTAGCACATAAACCAGCAACATCACCATTCAACGGTACATATCTGTAAACATCATTGTACTTATCAAATTGATATTTGTAGCCTGAATCAAATACGGCATATGAACTTGATGGTAATGCATCAGCGAAAGCCGTAACGTTTTCTGTTTGTGCGATTGGATCAGTAACATTTACAACATCTGCTCTTGCAGGTGAAATGAAAGCAACGCAATCTTTTCTTGTTTCAGCAAGATCGATTAGCATTGTCGCTTTTGTGTCACCAGTAACGTCTGCATTTGTTTGTGAAGGTCCACCGATAATAAAGTTAACATCTACCGATTCAACATCAGCAAACTTATCGTATGCTAATTCTAACTCACCGTCAGTTGGAACGTTATCGTCTGTTCCACCCGAAAGTGATGCGCTGAAAATAGTAAATGCATTTGTGCCTGTATTGTCAAACGTATTGTTTACAACACTTGAACCTGCACCTGATAGTGTAGTTTCGTGGTCCATCCAGTAAATATTTTCTGATTGATTGTATAAAACATCTACGTAATAATTTGTTCCGCCTTGTGCGTTTTTGGCATCTGAACCTTGAGATAAACCTTCGTATTTCTCTAAGATTGATCCTGCAACACCAGTAATTCCACCATCTTCATCAACAACAACTAAGTGAAGTTCATCATTTGAACCACCATTGTCGGTTGCGTATTGTGTTGTTCCTGGCGCAGCATCAAATAAATGAAAGTATTCCCATCTTCTTTTGATGTCAGCGTTGTCTACTACAGCATCTTTCAAACCTGTTTGACCCGCAGATAAACCACTTGGAACGTTTGTGTTTACTCTTGCGATTGTCAAAGTGTTTGATGTGATTGCAGTAATTTTATAAAACTCACCAGAAGGTGCAGCGCTGAAGCTTCCACTTGCATCGCCAAACTCTAGTAAGTCGCCCACTTGAAACTCTGTGCCATCGTCAACTGTGATAGATGTTGCACCTTTTGATGCAGCTGCAGCTACCTTGTTGTCGGAAGGCATAGTTTGTTCAAATGCGGTTGAATTTGTACACATAGATACCTTGAGGTTGTTACCCCAAGTGCCAGCAGTTCTTGCAGCCCAGCTTCCGCTTGAGCCCGAACCATCGGCGTAATTGTTAGTATAGTGGTCTGTGTTTTTAATCTGGACTGCTGTGCCACTTGCGGCGTTTAAGTTTCCAGTTACAGCTCTAACCACTCTTAATGCGTTTCCGTACTGTAGAAAGTTGGTTGCACTAAAAAAATATTCGAACGTAGAAGAATCTGGTTTACCAAATACTCTTACATATTCGTCTTCACTAGAGATCGCAGTGATCTCATCCATCGGCCCTTTTTCACTAACAACAGAGATTCCAGCTATTGATGTAGCTACTGCTGGAACTACGTTAGTTAGGTCCTTTTCAGTTACGAGAACACCGGGTGATACTAAAAATGCCATTGTCTGTTCTCCTTTTTAATTTCAATTGAAATTGTACTACTATTTATAAATCTCACAAATTATAAACCTTTACGGACAACTGGCACCCATCTTGTCCCATATTCATCAATAGTTTCTTCATCATCTGGTGCATCGATCCCATTATCGACAAACCCAAATGGCGCCATATCTTGTTCAATTAAATTCTGTTGTTCTTCAAATATTCTACTTCTTAGATCATTATCAGTCAATTCTTTGAAGTATGTCTGAGTTGTTAACCACGCAAATAATAATAGACATGCAACTAAGTCGTCTGAACAACCATCATCTGCTTCATACTTAGACTTACCTTTTAGAATATATGTTGATAATTCTGCTATAACATCGAAATCATTTACAAGTAATTTGTCTGTTTCGATCATTTGTTTTAAATTAGAACATGCAACTTTCTTTACAGCTTTGGTTGTACGAACACCCATTTGTGAACCTGAACCAGAGAAACCTGAACCTGCGATTTGTCCTGCACGTCCACGTTGAGAAACCATAATGAGATTATCATATTCTAAATCAAACTGTAATGTATCAGCAACTTGTCCACCAATATCATTTACCTCAACTAATACCTCTGCATGATTATAATTCTTTGCAACTTCATTAATGATATTAGGAAATACCAAAGGTTTAACTTCGTTGTTTTTATATTTTGCAACAATCTTATACGGCATTTGTGTTGTATCAAAAACAACAAATGCTGAATAGTCATTGAGATCACCACGTGCCACGTCAACTGTAACAACATAATGATGATCTTGTTTTACTTCTTCGTAAATATCCAAACCTTTGTTTTGTTTTATAGGTGGATTGTGTGATAAAACTCTTAACTTAGACGCACTGATAAGCGTATCGATAGAACCTAAGAACTCACATTCAAACTCTGTTCTAAACTGAGTTTCACTTGTGTTCTTAATTGTTTCTTCTTTCCATTTTTCATCTCTACCTGGCACTTCACTCCAATGTACTTCAATATTAGAAAAACTGTTATTACCATTTACGGAATCATTCCAAAGTTTGTAGAACATATTCATACCATGTGGTGTAGATACGATCATTACCTTAGATGATTTACCAGAAGAAATTGTAGGATAAACTGAACTAAAGAATTGTTCAGCAATATTATTTGGTACGAACGCAAACTCGTCAAGGAAGATGATGTTAAATGAACCACCTCTAATCGCACTTGACGATGTTGAAGCTGCAATGATCTTACTATTGTTTTCTAATTCTAAAGAACCTTTGTTCCAATTGATTACACCTTGTTGCATCCACTTTGGTAAGTTTTCATATGCAAGTTGTAATCTACCTAAGATATCTCTAGCAGTAGATGATTTGTTGGCAAGAATTGCTACGTTTACGTTGTCGTTAAAAATAACATAATGTAATAGATAAGAAACAATCGTTGTAGATTTACCTGACTGTCTAGGTAATTTACATATTGTAAATCTGTCATTATGAAATGTACTTACCATTTCTTTTTGAAATGGGTACATCTTAAATGGAACTAAACCTTTATCGAGTGTGACGATTTTGATATAGTTCTCAATAAAATAGACAGGATTATCCATGCATCTCTTAAGCTCTTCAATCCGTTCTTTTGTAAATTCAGATTGTGTGTTTGCTTTTTTGAGATTAGGATTACCTAGGTAAATCTCTTTACTCATCTTTTTTCAACGGTTTCCCTTTAAGAAGTTTATTCAGTTCAGTAGTAGAACCTACAAACAAAGCATTCGTAACATTCTTTGGTGCCTTGTCTGGAACTTCTTTTAGTTTTTTCATTTTCTCTTGTAACTGTAATAACTTATCAGTTACATCACCCACGTTTTTAATTAGTTGACCTGCAACTTCGTAAGCCCTTGGATGTTCGCCCTCTCGTGCTAAATCTAATATGCCGTCAATGGCATCTTGTCCTCGTTCAACAAGATTGTAAAGATTTTCTCTACTGTATTTGTAATCGCTGTCTATCTCATGGTCATTCTTTGGTCTTGGAATTTTTGGACTGTTTGAACCATGGTCCATCTTCGCTGGTAAGTCAGCAATCTCTAATACTTCATTTATCTTATCATCAGTTTTTGACATAATATATTATTACTCATCAGAACCAGTCGCAGGATTAAAGTCTTTTGCATCCTGGAAGAAAGATGTTGTTTCATTGAATCCAAAGTTATCGTCACCGTCTGCATCCACTGGATCAGGTGTAACTGTATATCTTTGTTCTCTCTTAGGTGTGTTCACTGGCATATCAGAATACTGATCAACTTGAACAGATTTGATAACTTTCTGTGAAGTCACAGGACCGTAGAGATAATTCTTTGTTGTGAAATTTAAAGTGTACATGATTACACGTCTACTTGAAAAATCACCTTCGTAACTATCTTCATATGTTACATCATTTAAGATAATAGGTACATCTCTTACGATGTCCATTGTTGGTCTTAAATTTAATGAAACTGTATAGTCTGGTTGAAAGTAAGGTAATATTTGTTCTACAATTTGTAAGGCATCATCTGAATTTTTTGCCATTGCATACAAAGTAAAACCAATATTGTAAGGCACAGGTTGATATTGTGACATCATATTTTTGTCATCACCACCTCGTGTCTTTTTAAATTTTGTAACTCGGTTTAATTTACGAGTTGAATCATAAGTCAAACCAACCATTTCAAAACCTAGTCTTGGTAATGTGATCGCAGTTTTTCTAGGTGAGTTTGCTGATCTAGTTGGATCTTCATCTATTCTTGCTAGAAACTTTTGTTTAGGTCCATATGCTAATGGCACCTTCATTCTTTGCAACACTTTACCTTTGCTGTCTTTTCGAACAACATATAAATTGTTGAACAGTGTACCAAAAGCAACAACTGTTTTTCGAACAATTTCGTGGTAAAAATTATCTGTTAACATATTTTAATCTCCTAGTTCTATTTATATATCTATTTTTTAGGGTCACCGAACGGATTAGCCTCTGTGAAGTCAAAGATATCTGGCTCTGAAGTAAACTCATTTTCTGCCTCATCAGCAAATGTTTTGTTTTGTGCTTTTAGATCCTGGTTATCAGTGATAACATTATCCTCTTGTAGTAGATATCTAAACTCACCGAGATCATCTTCAAGTAAAATATCATCGCCAGCATCAATATCAGTACCAGCCACTGTTCTATTTAATACTAAACTATCACCTGCGTTTGAACCATTTTCATCTGTACCATCTAACGTTAACATTGCTAGTGATGGTGTTTCTAATAACAACGAACCAGTTGTTCCTGTACCAACCTCTAAAGAGAATTGATATTGTAATACGTCTAATGAACGTGCTGTTTCAATAGCATCAACAGTTGCAACATCTGTATTAAATTCTTCTTGGTTGTATTCGAAAGTAGTACAACGTAATTTGTATAGTGGTATATCAGCAATCTGATAGAATGGATCTTCATCTTCAACAAATTCAATTTGAAACAGTTTCTTAAAGAGAGGCATATAAATTGCATCACCTTCTTTAGGTCTGTCAATATTTAATACGTTTGATTTTTGATCAACTAACATATCAAAACGTCTTTTAGAAACGATCAATGTTACATCGTCTCTAACTTCTAAACCAAATTTTGTTAATTGATCTTGGTCGCCTTCAAAACCTGATACATTGTCTACATACATTTCAATCGTATATGCTGATTCAAATTTAGATGAAATTGCATCACCTAATACTTCATCTTTAGATACAATCTCTCTAGGTAAATATATAACTTCCTGACCAAACACTTTTAGTTGTTCAATCATTAAGTCTTCATATAAAAACTTCTCTGATCTTGTACCGTGACTGAAATATAAATTTTTGACAGGCATTTAACTACCCTACCATGTAGTCAATTGGCGTTTCAAATGAGGATCTGATTTCTTCTTCGATCTTGTTTATTTCTTCTTGTGCTTGTTGGAATATAACTTCACCATTTAAAGTTGTTCCACCTAACATTTGAACTTGATTAAATTTAATTAAGTTAGCACCCCATTGTCTTTTGAATAATTGTGTAACATATTTTTTTACAAGTATATCGTTGAAGATATCTGTATAAGTTGATGGATCTAATTTTCTCCAACACTTAATTAAAACATGTTCACCAGCAGATACATCGTTTTCCCAATCCATATCGATGTATAATCTGTTTTTATGCTGATTAAATCTGATTGGTTTTTCACCTACAAGTATGCTGTCTAAAAAGTCTAAGTGTCTCATTGTCATATCGTAATGAAGAACACTTGTCGATGAAAAATCATAAAGGTCGTTTAATCTTAATTGATATCTTACATCAAATAAGTTTAGATTTGATTTGTCTGTAAATGGGAAAACTTCGATAATAGAAACAATACTATCAGGCACAGGAATGAAGTTATTACCTTCTTTCCATGTTGCACTTACTGTACTATCAGCAGTGTCAGTAACTACAGTTGATGTATTTGCTCTGGCTCGTGTGATATCAGCTTCAGTGATCTGATATTTTAGATACATTTTTTCCACACCATCGTAATGATATTGTGCGAAAAATTGTAAGGCTTCGTCTATTCTGTCTTCTAATTGATCGTCTTCAACGTTAATTTCGATTACAGGTTTGCCGAGAGCTCGTAAAGCGTATTGTTTTAGTGTTTCTCTAGTCGTTGGGTTTGCCATTATAAACGTCCTTTTAGACTATTTATAAGATGTTAAACCCCTCTTATAGTAGTCAGAGCGGAACCAGAACTGTCTTTTACAATTAGTGTAGCAGTAGTCGGACCTGTTACAGTACCAGAAAATGTTACGTTACCAGTTGAGTCCGCAATTGCGAAAGAAGCTGTTCCATCGTTTGCTTTAAAGTTTGTACCTAATACGTTAGTTGCAGTAATGTTACCTTCGATATTCGCAAGTAATGTTCCTGTAGTGATTGTTAAGTTACC